AAATCCTGTTTTTTAATGCTCGTCAATGGCCTATGCAGGATATAAATGGTCGTTCGGGTCAAAAGCGTCTGTCGTCCTGGCCATTTTTGGTTATCTTCGACTTATATTTTCGACACTTTTTCGACACACTATTCGTTAGCGCCCTGCCAAGCCATGCCGCTACCAGCAAACAGCCATTTTAGGGAAAAGGAATTTCTATGCTAATGACGACTGCTAGTGCCGCCCTTGTCATGCGAGCCGCCACCCCTATAATTAAAGATCTATATGATGGCGCGAAAGACGCCACCAAAGCCGCACTAAAAAACTGGAGATCAGATAGATTTCCAGAGAAGCTTCTTAATACCCTCCTAGAGCTAGACAATGTAAGGACTATATGGAGTCCAGAAAAAAACATTTCGCTAAGAGACTTCTACTATCCAAGCAAAATTAAAACAACTGACGGCGCTGAACGTATTGAATATGTGAGTGATCTTGGGACTGGCTGCTTTGTCGTTCAGGGCATCGTTGGGCAAGGAAAGTCTATTCTGCTTCGCTATTTGGCTATGCAAGAGCTTTCTCACCCTTCAAAGCCAAGAATTCCGCTTTTTTTTGAGCTTAGAAAGCTATCTAAAACGCTCTCACTGAAAGACGCTTTAACTCGGACACTCACTGCCTGCGATATTGATGTCGATGAAGCGGTGTTCGATTACCTTGCGTCATCAGGCCGCCTGGTTGTATTGCTTGATGGATTTGACGAACTCGAGTCAGAAATAATCAAAAGTACAACAATAGACATCGAAGAGCTGACAACGCGTCATCCAAAGCTGCAGATTATAGTATCTTCAAGACCTGACAATGAAATACAGAAGCTGAGCCGATTTCACGTTACGGATATTTATCCACTAACAACGGACGACTACGAACCATTCCTCAAAAAACTTAACGTTGATATCGAGAAGGTCATTGCGATCGTCGACGCCATAAAGGAAAGCCCGAGCAACGTAGCTAACTTAATAAGCACACCGCTCATGCTGACGCTTGTTCTTATGGTTTACCAGTCCGAAAGTCAGATACCAGCAGAACTACCAGAGTTTTTTGAAAAGCTGTTCTATACGGTATTTACAAGGCACGATAAGTTAAAGCCGACATTCGAACGCAAACATTACTCCAATCTTTCTGAGAAAAAACTGCAAGAGCTGTTTGAAGCATTTTGCTTTATGGCCATGCAGGCTGGGCACGGCCGCACCTTAAACTTAAGCCAGTTTTCCGAATCGTTTGAGATCGCGCAAGAGTGCGTTAAAGGTTCAGACTGCACTGAGGATGGATTCAGGAAAGACATCACCAAGGTTTCTTGCTTGATGTTAGAAGAAGGTTTTCAAGACGTCACCTTTCTTCATAAGAGCATCGCCGAATATCATGCTGCTGCGTTTGTAAAAAGTTCGGGCGACGACTTTGCTAAAAGATTTTATGGCATAGCAGCTAAGGAATGGACCTACTGGAAAGAATGCCTTCTTTTTTTAAGAAGTATTGACAAATATCGTTTTTCGAAGTTTTTTGCAATTAAAAATCTTACATCTGCCATTACGACTATAGAAAAAGTCACCACTGCTCAAACTGGGAGCGAGTTTGTCAAAGCGCTTCCAAAATGGATGAGCTCGGTTCGCATACACTATCGACTACACGACCCAGATATTGAATCAGATATTGATGATGTATCTGAATTTGACCCCGAATATATAGGCACCTACAGGCTTGCTCTGTTTGGAAGCTGGGATTCCCCAAATAACTATTACTTGCAGTATTTTCCACAAAGTATAAGCACCGCCGCTCTAACTACCGGACCGGAGTTTTTGCGCAAAGAGGAAATCCAGCAATTAATATCTGAAGGTATACAGGTTAAGAGACCTCACAAATACGAGATAGAGATCGGCCTAGCTGATGCTTTGGATAGATGGGGAGTTGAAAAGCTTCGTGCTGAGGTATCCAGCTTTTTATTCCAACTGCAAAGACAGCTAGACGAGGCTAAACAAACCGCATCGACGTCCGAAAAGAGAATTATGATTTTCTCTCGAAAGCGCGATACTTCGCGCGATGGGCATTAAGTTTGATATGGCTAACGCCTTATCATGACTTAATATCTTGACTTAGCTGTTCATCTTCGGTTTAGGTTGACCGCCATTCTGCAGTTTCGGCGTTCAATGCTCCCCTCTCTATATGGACAGAAGTCACTTAGTCTCGGATTCTTGCCTACCACTACAATCTCTTTCTGGCCGTTAGTTTTTCCTAATGGCCGGACGGTAGCGATCTGTGTCGCAGGAACGACATTGGTTGCGCCTTTGGGTACGTAATTCTTGTCGTTGAACACCGTTTTCTTCGATTGCGACTCTGCGATATTGGCTTGAGGTTGAGCTGATTGCGGCTGAGGCGTTGCACCTCTCGCGGCCACTTCCTCTACTACCCTGTCCCAATCCTTGGTCGCTGCTGGCTCTGCTCGCGTGATCTCGGCTACGGGGGCTGGCTTGGGCTGGATGCGTTTATCAGCGATGCCCTGGACGGTGCCTTTGAGGAATGCCGAACTCACCATCTGTAGCGCGGCTAGCATGATTACGGTGCCGATCAGCCCTGGTATCAGCCATGCTACGGCTCCCTTGCGTGGGCGCCTTCTGATGTAGTCCGGGGCGTCGTTCCATTCAGCCTTCATATCTCCCTCTCCCTGTCCTTCGGGCGTACCAGCGCCTAGTCACTTCCTTGGTGATCGCTATCCCGCGTCTTGACTGGTCAAGTTTCGGTTGGCCTCGTCGTATTCGGGGCTTGTTTGCCCGCACTCAGGGGCGACTTTTCCGCTCGCCAGCCAAAGCGCGTAGTGAGGAAAAACCCGCACAAGCACGTCCAGCTCTTCGCTGCTGACGCGAACAGTCTTGTGTCTGATGTTCTTCCATCGGCTGTAGTTGATTTCGGAGGCACGGACTAACTCATCCAAGCCCGCCTTATAAATCAAAGCTATCGCCCTATCTTGTATTAATTCCATATCGATCTAACAGGCTTCGAGTTTAACAATTGAACTCTAGCGGGCAGGTAGCTATATTGTCTCTACGGTTTAACTATTAGACACAACAGTTAAACCAGCGTATGCCAACAATGACCAACATAGTGCAACAAAGGCCAAGGACATGGAAGGAAACCTACCGCCGATAGACCTGCTCAACGCGCCCCCGGTCATGCCGTGGCGCCAGTTCGCGGACTGGATTCGCATGGGCGACGAACACGACGTGGTGTGGGGCTGGATTCGCAACGGCTACATCCCGTCGCACAAGGTCGGCAAGTACGTGATGGTCAACGTGGCACTGCTGGTTAAGCAGCTCATGGAAAAGGAGTGGGACTCATGATCCGCGCCGCTCACGGAAAGCCAGGGGATGGGATGACCTATGTCGAAGCCGACCAGCTATCAACGCCTTCCGCACGCCCAGGACTGCGACTGCTCTGTCTGCTGGTCCAGACGCGAAATGGAGAAGCCCGCTCCCTCCCCGTCCACACGCTGCGCCCAATGCCGCCCCGCCTCTGCGCGGCCGATTCGCACGCTGCAAATGGGCCGCGTCGGTGGTATCTGGAAGCCTCTGGTCTCGGAGTGGACAGTGGAACCGGCCTTTATCTGCGAGAAGCACACGCCACCCGACCGCCCCGCGAAGTGGTGGAGCGCTGCCTACCAAGATTCAACCTCGGCGCCGAGCGAGCAATTTCCGTTCTAGCCGAAGCCCCGACCGAAGCCGATCAGGTCCAGGGCCGCGCTCCCGGCTCGTCGGATCACGCTTCACCGATCCGGCGAACGGAAGCACGGGCGCAGCGCACCCTTGACCCTGCACGAACAGAAACAGCCTCCGCTCGTGAGTGTGGGGCAGCTTCACCGCCCCGCGCTCCCGAGCCCTCGGCGGCGAGAGTGGGATGACAAGGGCAAAGCCCTTGGTGTTAACCAACTAGAGAACACGCACAACGCGACGTTTTAACCGGTAGGCCAAGTAACAGATCACCTCGGCGAACTTGCGAGTTCACCGGTTCGGGATCGCTCGGCCTACAGAAAGCAAAGCCGCGCAATAAAGCGCAACTAGAGAGAGGAAACACAAATGGCACGTTCGATCATGGAAGTTGCATTTCTCAGCGCTGAGAAAGTCGAGTTCGACAACGTAAAGCTGGTGAAGCTGTTTGTCGGTGACGAGCCGGACGGCAAGCGTGACCTCGGCATTTCCATCCTGTCGATGAATGTCTCCGAAGAAGCCCTGGACGAAGTGTGGTCCGCCTGCGAAGGCCTCGATGTGCTTGAGCCGATCCGCGTCACCACCGAGATCGAGCGAGGCTCCAAGAACGCCGGCAAGTTTATCGTCCTGCACGTTGAACCCGTGAAGGCAGCCGCCGCTCAAGCCCCCAAGCCGACCCAGCAACCGACCCCGACCGCCAAGCCAGCCGGCACCCAGCCGGAACCGGCCAAGGCCAATTAACCGGGAGGGGCGGCCATGCTGATCGATGACCGGGTGTATTGCGACTGCTGCGGAAACGACATGGGCAAGCTCATGGCGCTGCCCGCGCCGCAAAGCGACCTGCTGCCCGACCTCAGCCTGCCGCCCCATTTCGCCGTCTGCCCTGACTGCGAACCCTCCGAACAAACCGCCGACCTTGAGGCCGGCGAATGAACACCAGATCGCCCGCTGAACTAGCGGAGCTGTTTATCGCAACTGTCGAGGATGCCCGCCATGCGTGATCACTGTGAAGAGTGCGGCGCTGAGTTGGATGACGATTTTACGTCCGACTACGGCTTGCTTCTTTGTTCGGACTGTTCCGACGAACTCCGCGACAACAACTCCGACATTGGCCTCTCGCAAGACGACAACTCCTGCGAAAGCTGCGGCTGCGAACTAACGGCGGGAAACATCGAGATTGTCGGCGGCTACGCACTCTGCTCGGACTGTGCAGACGCGGACTCCGACGACGACGAAATCAGTTTTTAGGAAACGTATTCCATGAATTTTCTCGCCTGTGACGGTGACTGGCTGCAAGGCGCCGATGGCTCGCCCATCTGCTCCGGCTCGCTGGTCGCCCTCACGGTCGAGGAAATGCAAAGCCTCTACGGCTCTGCACTGACCTGGGACCAAGTCTCCGAGCTGCAAGGCGAAGCGATTGTTCTGTTCGCCACCGTGTTCGGCTTCCTAGTCCTGAAAAAAGCCCTGAAACAGTGAGGTATCAACCATGCAACTGAACAAGCACTTCATCAAGAAAATCGGCCTCGGCGCTGCTGTGGCCCTCTCGGCTGCTGCCGGCTCTGTCTACGCGGCAGTCCCGGCTGAAGCCACCACCGCGCTCGATACTGCGGGCACCGACGTCGGCACCATCGGTTGGGCCGTCTTCGCCGTGATCATCGCCGCGATGGCGTTCAAGTACATGCGCCGCGCCCTGTAACCGGGGTTAGCGCACTGCATGTGCCGAAGCAAACAAACCCCGCTCCGGCGGGGTTTTCTCTTCCAGGGAAACGCCAATGAGCTACGAACTGTACGTCCTGATTCTCACCACCCTGGCGTTCTATCTCGTGTTTTTTGGGCGGGTGTGATTATGCAAATGCTCTGTGCCCAGCGCTTAGGCGGTCTTTTCGAGCTGTTAGGAACGAAAGCGGCTCGTCTGCTTCTGCCAGCGTTCGTGGCGCCGCTTTGCTTTACAGGGCCGGCAAGCGCCTCAACGGTGTCCCACTGGATATCCACCCTGAAGCCAGGCGCACAATTCGCCTCTGCCGCGCAGGCCTGTGCAGCTGCGCACTCCTTTCCCTATTCCTACCTCAAAGGTGTGGCTCCGTTCGATGATATGGAGTGCTGGGGTTCCTATCAGGAATCCTCAGGTGGCGCGCCGCAGGGGCGGGTCAAGAAAGTCGTGGTCGACTGTCCATACGGCGACACTAATGGCCAATGCAATAGCTCGTGCCCCAGCCCCAAGACGATGGTTGATGGGCAATGTATTGATCCACCCAACCAATGCGAAGCCACCAACGGCCAGACCGTCAGCCACGAACACCTGATGAAGGCAGCCGTAGGTCAGCCTACTATCGACCCGCCTGGGTCTGTCTGCGGCAACGGCTGCCAGTACGCCTTCACCTACACCGCCGCCTCCAATGTGTACGTCTACAGCAGCGGCAATCCGCCCGGCGTGTTCGGGGTGTACTCGTACAGCGGCAACGGCATCCTGTGCAGCGAAAGCACGCTCAAGTCGCCGGGCGATCCTTCGGCCGGCGATACGCAAAACCCCGACGACACACCGCCCCCGGACACCGATAACAAGTGCCCGGCTGGCTACACCTACAACGGCACCTTCTGTTCGCCCAACACACCGCCACCCGATCCTGATGGGCCGACCGATCCCACTGATCCGACCGACCCTGCTGATCCTGGCGATGGTTCAGGCGATGGAGGCGGCGACGGTGGTGGCGGCGGTGCCGATGGGAGCGGCTCCGGCGATGGCAGCGGTTCGGGAGACGGCTCCGCGGACGGTGACGGTTCGGGCGATGGAGACGGTGACAGCGATGGCTCGGGCGGTGGTACCGGCACGGGCGAAGGCGAAGGGGAGGGCGAGGAAGAAGAGGACAAATCCAGCGTCGGCGGTGAACCCTGCGAGGCGACCCTGAGCTGCGAGGGCGATGCCGTTCAGTGCGCCATCCTTCGCCAGCAGAAAGAGCTGCGCTGCCACGCTGAAGAACAAGCCGATTTCGAGAAGCACCAGTCGTCCATCGAGGCGGCGGTTCAGGGTGACAAATTCAAGTTGCAGGAAGGCGCTGATATTGAGCTGCCGTCCTTCGTCAATCAGGGCACCCGCTTTCTCTCGCCTAGCTGCCCGGCTGCGGAGACTTTCACACTTCGCACCGCTGGCGGTCGTTCGTTCGAACTCACCTATGAGCCGCTGTGCCGCGCCGCCAGTGACCTGAGCGGCCTGTTCGTGGCTGTGGCTACCGTCCTAGCTGCCCTGTATGTGGGCCGCTCCGTAGGAGGTCAGTAATGCAGTTTCTATTCATCGTGCAGATGCTCGTCATCATCCTCGGCCCGCTGGTGAAGATGGTGCTGAAAATGATCGGTTTCGGCTTCGTCTCCTATGTCGGCTTCAACCTGATCATCGGCCAAGCGCAAAGCTACCTGTTCGGCCTGATGGGTGATGTGGGGCCGGTGATTCAGGGCATCCTCGGGCTGGCGAAGTTCGATGTGGTGGTGAACCTGTATTTCGCCGCGATCTCGACGCGCTTCATGCTGGCGGGGATCGACAAGGCCACAGACCGTCGCCGCAATCAGGTCTGGCACAAGCCGGGCGGCACCTCCATCGAAGCCTAAGGAGGCGCCGTCATGCTCGTTATCCGCACCGGTAAGCCCGGCCACGGCAAGACCCTAAACACGATCCGCGAAGTCGATCAGAAGGCCCACGCCGAGGGCCGCGTCGTCTACTTCCACAACATCAACGGCCTGAAGCCCGATCAGCTGCAAGCGCAGTGGTTCGAGTTTGAGGACCCGGAAAAGTGGTTCGAGCTGCCGAACGATTCGATCATCGTGGTCGATGAAGCGCAGGGCTGGTTCGGCGCACGCGATCCACGGGCGCGGCCACCAGAGCACATCACCCGCTTTGAGACGATGCGCCACCAGGGTCACGAAGTGCACCTCGTCACACAGGACCCGCGCTACCTCGATGTGCACCTGCGCCGGCTGTGCAATGCGCACATTCACTACTGGCGCGTGTTCAAGTCCGCTCAGCTGCTGCGCTTCGAGTCGGAAGTCGTCGTAGAGAAAGTCGAGCTGAAGACTAGCTTCAAGGACGCCGACAAGAAATCGCTGCGCCTGGATAAGCGCTACTTCGGCGCCTACACCAGCACCAATGCCAAGCACCACTTCCAGACCAAAGTGCCGACCAAGTTCATCCTGGCGATGTGCGTGATCCTGGGTGCTGGCATCCTCGTTTACCGCGCCTATGAGCGGTACAGCGCCGAGAAAGCTCAGGCCGAAGCCACCACCAGCGCGCCGGCCGGAAGCATGGTCGATCAGGTGCGCGATACGGTCGGAGCGTTTATCCGGCCTAGCGCCACCGACGCCGAACAGGCCGCGCCGCTCACCGTCGAGCAGTACCTCGGCAAGCGGGTTCCGAGGGTGCAGGACCTGCCGGCCTCGGCGCCGGTGTATGACGGCCTGACGGGGCCGCAAGCCTTCCCGAAACCGGTCTGCATCGCCACCACTGACCGGGAACTGATCGCCCGCAACTACAAGCGCATGCAGGTGGGCGACAGCGATGAAGGGCTGACGGGGTGTCGATGCAACACCCAGCAGGGCACGCGGCTGGAAGTGTCGTTCGCCTTCTGCATGTCGGTCGTGCAGAACGGCTACTTCGACGACACCAAGCCCGACCGAGGCTCGCCGCAGGACATGCGCAACCAGCCACCAACACCACCCAGCACACCGGCCTATCAGCCAAGCCAGCAGCAGGCGGCTACCACGCTCACGCGCGTGCCTTACGAGAAGGGGCGCTTCCTGTGGTGATGACCGTCAGCGCGCGGGCGCTTGCGCTCTTTGCACGCGCGGCGAGGCACGAGCCGGCGTGCAAACGCGCGCGCTGACGTCCCTGTAGCACGTCAGATAAAACCAGTTGAAACCATCCGTTATTGGACATTGTTGGAGATTCAAAAATGAGCGTTAAAGACCAAGCGAGGCTGGATCGTCAAAGCGGAATTCCGTCGAAGCACGGCCGGTTGTTTGTCGATCCGGGCACGGCGGCGATGACCGATCTGTCGAAGGTTCGTCTGCTGCGTTGCGGCGTCGATACGGTCCGCCAGCTGTACCGCGGGCTGATCCGCCCGGAAATCATGGCGCTGTTTGAGAAACCGGGCGCGATGGTCGAGTTCGCCGGTGAAATCTGGCATTCGGGCCGGGTGGGTCGGGATTCCGGCTACCAGTACAAGCTCCAGAATGCCGACCTCGGCTTCATCCTGCTGATCAAAAACTTCAACGCCAAGCTCGAACAGATCGGCCCACACCTGAAAATCGAGGTGTCACCGCACGCCATCGACGCGCTGTCGCCTGAGCGGCTGCAAGAGCGAATGGATTACTACGCGGCGGCTGTAATGACCAACCGCGAACGCAACCAGTGTGCGGTCCATCTGGCGTTGGACCTGCAAGGCTGGACGCCTCCCGCCGATTTGACTGCCCGCATGCACTGCCGCGCACGCGCCAACCGCGATATCTCCGGCATCAAAGAAATCCAATGGACTATGGAAGCTGCCACTTATGGCAAGGGTCAATCGTTCCTGTTCGGCTCTGCCGGTGGCGTACAACTCGGCATCTACAACAAGACCCTTCAGGCTCGCGCCCAAGACAAGCTGGATTATTGGGAAAGCGTCTGGCGTCGCAGGGACTCGTTCGATGCTGAAGACCCGGACAACTACGATCCGGCTCAAGAAGTGTGGCGCGTCGAGCTGCGCTACCACCATTCGGTCATCCAGCAATTCGCTAGCGGCTCGGTGGATGTGAAAACCGGTGAGGCCATTAATACGGACTCGTTTGCGGCGTTCTCGGCGCATCTGGAAGGGCTGTGGCGCTATGGCCTGGGGCAATTCAAGCTGCTCGCCCGCCCTGGCTATTACGAACCGCTCTGGACGCTGATTCGCGACGATGTGCGGGTCGATCTGCCAGTCGATTCCCTGGTCGATGAAACGCAGTACAAGCGGTACTACAAAACCTCGCGCGGCTTCTCGGGCAAGAACGTGGAGCTGTTCCTGGGAAACTTCGTAAGCCTGCTGGCACGGGAGCGGGTGGGCGCTAAGAAGGCATTCGAGACGCTTCAGCAATGGGAATGCTGGCCGGTGATTCGCGATCACTACGCCTCGAAGGATATGACCGAACGCGACCTGTACAAGCACATAAAGAGCCTGCTCCAAGAGCGGCATGTGAGGTGGGGGCGAGCGGTCTAATGGCGATTCAGCAACTGCCGGACGGTCGTTGGCGGGTCGATGTTGAACCGATCAAGGGCAAGCGCTTTCGCAAGACCTTCAAGACCAAGGGCGAGGCCCAGCGCTTCGAGGCAACCTGTCGATCCAAGCTGATCGAAAGCCCGCAGTGGTCACCCAAGCCAAAGGATCGCCGCCGCCTCTCCGAGCTGGTGGATTGCTGGGGTCGCCTGCATGGCGGGTCGCTGGCCGATTACGAAGGGCGTCGCGTCATTCTGGATCGCATGGTTGAACGCCTGCGGGACCCGGTAGCGGTCACGTTCACGGCGACAGACTTCGCGGAGTACCGCGCGAAGCGGATCGCGTCAGGCATCAGCCCTAAGACGCTGAACAATGAACTCTCCTACCTGCGTGCGCTGTTCAATGAGCTGCGGCGACTCGGTGAAATAGAGTTCGAGAATCCGTTAAGCCTGCTTCGAGCGATCCGGCTGCAAGAGCGGGAACTGTCGTATCTCGATGCTCAGCAGATTGACCGACTCTTCCGGGTGCTGCGCAGCATGACGCACCCGCATGTCGAGCTGATCGCCATGATCTGTCTGGTGACGGGTTGCCGGTGGGGTGAAGCGCAGGGTCTGACGCTCAGCCGGGTTGGCGACGGGATGCTCCAGTTCGTGAACACGAAGTCGAAGCGGCGTCGGGTGGTGCCGATCGATACGAAGCTGGCCGACCATATTCGCGATCACCTGCGGGTGCATGGCGCATTCAGCAACTGTCGGGATCGGTTCGATGATGCTGTCTCGCGTGCTGGCCTCGGGTTGCCGGCCGGACAAAAGTCGCACGTCCTGCGGCACACCTTCGCCTCCCACTTCATCGCGAACGGTGGCAACATACTGACTCTGCAAAAGATTTTGGGTCATTCGTCCTTGGCGATGACAATGCGCTATGCGCACCTGTCACCCGATCATCTGCAAGACGTGTTAGCGTTTGGGCCTGCTAGGGATTTTCGACACTTCTTCGACACTCCCGCTTCTGAGCCTCAAACGGCGCACGAAAAATCGTTGTAAATCAATAAGGAAGGCAATCGCAGCCGGTGCTGCGGCCGGGCTTCAAA